GGTGCTACGGATGCTACAGGTGCCACAGGTGCCACGGGTGCTCAAGGTATGACAGGTGCATCTCCATGGGCGTTAGCAGGTTCTAACGTTACATATAATAGCGGTAACGTTTCTACGAGTGGAACAATTACATCGGCAAGTATATCAACTGGTACAATTACATCAACTGGAAATATTACTACAACGGGCACGGTTTCAGCAACAGCTTTTAACGTAACATCTGACTATCGTATAAAAGAACATGTTGAAAATTTAGATTTAGATATTTACAATACCAATAATTTAAGACCCGTTTCATATTTCAATAAATTTATTAACAGTAAATCAATCGGATTAATTGCTCACGAATTACAACAGCAATATCCATTTCTAGTTTCTGGAGAAAAGGATGGTTCTTCAATTCAATCAGTAGATTATATTGGTTTAATAGCAATATTAATAAAAGAAATCCAGGAACTAAAAACCATTTTAAAAAATAATAAAATTGAATAAAAAAAATAAACATAATTCAATAATATAAATATAAATATAAATATAATGCAATATTCAGAAGAACAACAAATAGCATTTGATAAATATATTCAGGGAGAAAATATATTTATTACAGGTCCGGGGGGGACAGGAAAATCCGCACTAATAAAACATATGAAACAGAATGCCGACTCGCGGTGTAAAATAATTCAAGTCTGTGCTCTAACCGGTTGTGCATCTGTTTTATTAGAATGTAAAGCCAGAACACTCCATTCATGGTCTGGTATAGGACTTGGAAAAGGGACAATTGAACAGCTGATAAAGAAGGTTCAAAAAAACAAGAATTATAAGGCAATATGGAAAGAGACGGATATACTTGTCGTTGACGAGGTATCAATGATGTCTCTGAAATTATTTGAAACATTGGACGCGATTGGTAAATCAGTAAGGAAAGACAGGCGTCCGTTTGGTGGCTTACAACTGATATTTTCAGGCGATTTTTACCAATTACCGCCTGTTGGTGACAAAGATGACTTGGACACGAGCAAATTTTGTTTTGAATCAGAGTTCTGGTTTACTACATTTCCAAAGGAAAATCATGTCCAGCTACAGAAGATTTTTAGACAAAATGACCCTGTGTATCAGAGCATATTAAATCAGGTTCGCGAAGGGCGTCTAAAACGTTCTACAAATGATATATTGTTAAGTCAAGTAGACAGACCGAAAGATGATACTCTAACAATCAAACCAACAAAGTTGTATCCAACTCGCAACAAAGTGGACAGTATAAATACGTCAGAAATGGATAAATTAGAATGTGACGAAAAGGAGTTCAAAATAAAGTATCATGGTGACCTAGAAATGACGGCAAAAGAGAGACTTTACCGCACGCAAGTAACACCGGAGCAAATCAAAGTAGAGTTACAATATTTGAAGGGGAATTTAAGATGTGATGAAATAATTAAGTTGAAAGTAGGCAGCCAAGTAATGTGTATTGTGAATACAGAATTGGCCAATGGCGAGATGCTTTGTAATGGTAGCCAAGGAATTATAAAAAAGTTTGCTATAAATGGTAATCCAGTAATACAGTTTTCCAAAGGTAATAATAGTAGTTTTGAAATAACAATGAATTATCATATTTGGCCGAGTGAGAATATTCCTGGTATAGGTGTGTCGCAATTGCCACTTATATTAGCCTGGGCATTAACCATACACAAGGCACAAGGAGCGACTCTGGAAGTTGCTGAAATAGACGCAGGGTCAAGTATATTTGAATGTGGACAAACATATGTAGCTTTATCAAGAGTAAAAAGTTTGGAGGGATTATATTTGACATCATATGACGCAAAAAAAATCCGAATTAATAAGAAGGTTCGGGAGTTTTATACAAGTTTAAATGAAGATGAAGTAACAGCAGTAGCAGTAGTAAGCGAAGCAACAGTAGTAAGCGAAGCAACAGTAGTAAGCGAAGCAACAGTAGTAAGCGAAGCAACAGTAGTAAGCAAAGCAACAGTAGTAAGCGAAGTAAAAAACGTTAAGCCCCTCAATTTAACTGAATATGAATATAAAGGTGATGAAACAACGAAAATAATAATACTTAAATAATAATATAAAAACAAATAAATAATATAAATTATACAATGTCTACAAACATTAATGATATTTTTAATCAGGCTGCAAATGATGCGTCCAAATTAGTTGGCAAGGTTGACGATGATACCTTATTACAAGTATACGGCTTTTACAAGCAAGCAACTCTTGGAGACAATAACACAGAGAAACCGTCTTTTTTTAATTTCAAGGCTTCTAAAAAATGGGAATCATGGGATGCATTAAAGGGTATGTCAAAATTGTTGGCACAGGGACAATACATAAAACTAATTAAGGATTTGATTGCTAAACATAATCTATAAACGTCTGCGTCTAGCTAAATAACTAGCAGCACTAGTACCAACCATTCCATAAGCACTATGTGGCTTATAAACAAATGTGCCCTTACTAGACGTGTAACATAGAGTATTTGAGCAGTTATTATATGTTTTGTTATATGGTAACAATGTAGTATCAAACAATGTAATAAAATTTGTTGCGCGATTTAATTGCCCTTGAGGGTATGAAGTAATATTACTTGTAACAGTTGACATTATATTATTAATATATATTTTATTAATAATATATTACATAACCTTTTTTCCGCAGGCGCTGCAGCCAGGCTTCGCTTTATGAACACGGTCAATCATAGGGGCATTTAACAAAACTGGTCTGGCAACCGGAGCATGTGATAAAGCAGGTCTAGCTATGTTCATTTGTTGTCCATTATAATTTGAATTATTATTACTAAATAACATTTTGTTTAATAAAACCATTTTAGTATAATTATTACAAATATTTTAATTATATGAAAATGCTAAATTAATGCTCCTTGGGCCAATCCTGATATAAGTTTACATGCAATCACTGTTGCTGGGTCTTGAAAAGAAGTAAGAGTTACCATATCAAGTGTCATTGTATCACAGTTACATTCATAATAAATAGATAGGGATTCACCATTTACGTGTTTAATAGTTCCATCTTCAAGTTTAACGGTGTAAATGTCATTATTTATTGCTATTATTTGAGCCTTGATTTTTTCTTCGCCAAGCTGTTTAACAAAAACATAATCCAAAATTTGGTATTTAAATGTAACACCATATATTTTGTCTTGTATGGAACTATTAGCATACAATTTTGCGTCATTATTAGAAACAATTGGGCAATTACATCCATTCACAATAGATGTCTTCATTACCTTTCCACCATAAATAGGATATGCTCTATTAAAAGGAATATCTGGTGTGCCAAATTCAGGTGGGATTACACCACGTCTTATTGGTTTCTTGCCTTTAAGTCTATTTAAATAACGGTCATATGAATTGTGTTTAATATCCACACCAGCACCACCTGGTGACATAGCACCGGGTCTATTTCTAGTAATTGTTCTTTTTGTACTAGATGCTCCATAGCCAGACCCAGACCCAGTTTTAACCACTTGGACATGCGGGTCTTTTCGGTCACTCATCTGATTCCAATTAACACCAGGACTAACAATATAATTGGACCCGGCAACATCAACAACCTTGTATACCAAATTAGGGCGCTCATACACATTCAAAGCACCTAAATTCATTGTAAATAGTGATGTTGGAACACGGACCGTATTTTGAATAATCTTTTGTCTTTGATATTGTGAAGCAGGGTCATTTGCTGACAAATTGTTATATCCACCTCTATATCTGTAAATCAATGGAGTTTCTTTCACTCCAGTAGCATTAAAATTATTAATAATTGCTGATTGTTGGAACATTTATATATACTATATACTATAAATATTAGAATTATAAAATTGAATTATTAATAGTTGCTTAACAACCTTGTATTATAAATAGCAACTAAAATGGAAATAACAAATGATATAACATTTAATAGTGGTGTAACCTTGAATAAATACTGTTGTTCAGTATGTAAGAAGAGTTACACACGAAAGACTTCATTGGATAAGCATAAAATCTTGTGTGACTTTAAATCAAAGTCTAAATTGGAGCATCAAGTAGACGAAGAAGAATTCGGGGATACACCGTCACACGAACAACTTGTCAAAATCGTACAGGAACTCACATTCAAATATGTAAAGTTAGAGGAGAAAATGGAGCATTTACAGAAATGGGTGAATCAAAAGAAGCAGAAAATCAAGGTTATTGACTGGTTGAATGAGCACATTGTCAGCACAATTGGTTTCAAAGAGTGGATAACAACTATTCAAGTATTACCCAATCATGCAATTTCATTGTTTGAAAACAACATATTTCAAACATTTCAGCTCATCATAGAGTTTAATTTGAAAGAAATCAATGAATTTGTTCATCCGGTTAAGTGCTTCTCGCAGAAAACAAATATATTCTATGTTTGTGAGAAGACACCAGATAATAAATGTGTTTGGGAACAAGTGACAACTGATACAATCTTGTTATTCTTCAAGAAAATTCAGAGTAATTTAATTGGTGAACTAACAAAATGGAAATTGGCAAATAAAACGCAAATAGATAGCAATGACAAAATGTCGGACCAGTTTAATAAAGCAGTTATAAAGTTGATGAGTGTCAACTTTACAACACAAGACGTAAATGCGAGTCGCATACGGAATGGGTTATACACGTTTTTAAAGACGGATTTGAAGAATTTAATAGAGTATGAGTTTGAGCTCTAATGGAGGATTAAGATAATTTTATTAAGTTGAAATAGTTTTTGTTTATTCATCCTCATTGCGCTCACTAAAATAGTTCATAATATCGTCTAGTAGCTCCTGTGGGCAACTACGTGACGGAATCAGCAGCCCCTTTTCGTCTGTTGTAATGTGGTCCAATGGGTCATAATTGTGTTTTATCAGGATTTCCCAGCGCTCCGTATATTTCCTGTTTTTTTTAGAGCCATGGAAATAATGGCGAATAACGCCCGGAACATAACCAATACGCAAATTGGCACATCTAGCCTGGAAATCCAAAATGGTCTGTTTATATCCGTCCGTAGACAATTCATTGACCGCTTTTAGTCCCTTATTAATAAAAGACAGTGCCATAATATTGTCACCTGAACCAAGGACAGCTACTTCAAATAGTCCGTTCATTTTCTCGTATGCCTTTCGTGTACACGCATAAGCATATCCAGGATGCCAATAGTTTTCACCCTGACCTGAATATTTGTTCTTTTTTGCGTATTGATATCCAAAACTATTAAAAACTTTCATTGTAAGCTTTTCCTTGTCCATATCAACACAGTGGCTAAAAACCTGGACAATATCTTTGCAGCCATTTAGCACTTTTAATGTGTCTAATGCCCAAGTGGCATTCTCAAATTCCACGTCTGCATCAATCCACGCAAATGCTTTCCATTTTTTTGGTAGTAAATACTTGACACCTAAATTAATCATATTTTCTTTGTGCCATAAAGGGGCAGTTTGAGTCCTGATTTGGAGATGCTTCTTGTTGCCTTTTTCAGTGACATAGAACTGCTGGTTATTGTAGGCAAGTTCAACAATATAAAGTTCCACATTTGACTCTTCTAATTCCATTCTTCTAACAAATTCTCTTGCTAAAAGATATCGGGTGCCATATTGACACGGATTAGAAATCACGATAATTACATTTAATTTCTCTTCAATTGGTTCATTGTTACAAATTGCCGCCTTAATTTCATTTTCACAGTATTTTATGTCGTCAATTTCAATGTTATTTATCACTGTCATTTTATATAATATAAAATCGTAATATTTATATTATATTTTAACTAATTACTTTAAATTTCGTTTTCCTTAAGGATTATAGTTTACACACTTGGGAAGCTGGGCTGCATTGCGATGCCACAAATTCCCTTATCATTGGACGACTCACTTCTAGCAATCTTGACATAACCTTGGTCTCCCCACGACGTAGACCATGAGTTCTTAACTAACCAATACTTTTGGCCGTTCTCAGCACCATATCCAACAATGAGAACACCATGGTCCAGACTGGTACCACATGCAGAGCTGGTTAAAACGCCCGATGAATAGGATTGGAAATATACAGTATCCGCCTCAATCGCAATAGAAACGGGTTGTTGGGCAACAGCAGCCTTCAATGAGAGCTGGTCATTGGCCTTCACATCGGAGCAACTTGAGAAATGGTCAACAGCGGAGCACGAATGGCATGTTCCGGCAGTTTTGGTAACACCAGAAGTGTAGGGATAAGCAGACTCGGTGCACATACCGTTATCAATGGCATATTTGAAAGCGCCGTCCATTTGTCCACCATTGCAGCCCATACTGCCATACTTAAGACCAGCACAGTCGACCAACTCTTGCTCAGATAAGCTGACAAGGGAGCCCTTGGAAATGGACCATGCACCCTCCATCGCACCAGAAGCAGAGAAAGTCCAACACGAACCACATTGACCTTGGTCCTTAACCGGAGTGACGGCGTTATGAAGGCGCCAATCCACAGTTTCAGGAACACCGGAAGCACTACTGCTAAATGACTTGCAACCTGTAGCTTGAACAGGAGCAGCCTTTAATCCAGAAACATAGGTGGCCTTGAACTCAGCAGGAGTCAAATCAGTGAATTGATTGACACCCATAGTGAAATTTTGGGAAAGGTCACTATTGTGCTGTCTTATAGCACGGAAATTCTCTCTGAAAACAGAAAAGCGCTCCTCCATTTCTTCAAGGGTAGAATATTTCTTGCTAAATCTTTCTTGGAAATTTGTGAACTCCTTCCATTCAAAAACATGGTCGCCTTCAACGACATTTCCTCTAAGATTAGATTGAGATAGAACACTGGCAACAAAAGTAAGCAAAAGAATGTATTGCATCATTTTTATATATATATACAAAAAAATCTTTAATATCTTTTAATATATTTTAAAACAACCAAAACAAAAATAAAATATTTACTAGTTTTAAAATAAACAAAATGTTTTTGGAATTATTTCATTATTTAATTGGTTTTTTTATTGTTAGTTTGTTGGTTTTCTTAATTATAAAAACTAATAAATATTTTAGTAAAAATAACAAACAACTAACAAGTCAAACAATGACTGAACATTTTATGAACAGGGGTTGAATAAAATAAATTCACAAACATTTTTTTATTTTTCAGTTTAAATAAAAAATTGAATTTATTTTTCTTGAGAAAAAATGAGATATAAAACTATTTAACTCGTATAATCAATTCCAAATCAATAAAAATGTCGTCGTCAATTCAGTTAACTGTGGATAATAAAACCTTCAATATTAGCATTAACATTGCCGAACTCTTATCAAAAGGCGCGATTAATATCACCTTGAATAATGTGCCTGAGGAAAGACCGATTCCGGTGGCCGAAGCCAAGATAATTAATGATACGACCAATGTTACATTCAGAAAACCAAACCCATCAAAGAAAAGCAAGCCAGTTATCCTTATTGAGGAGCCCCTTCAGTTATGTAAGGAAAAAGAGGATGAAAAAAAGAAAAAATATATTAGTCACACCTATGAAAAGGATGAACACGGTCTTCTAAAATGCCCCTACTGCGATTGTAAGAAGAAGAATTTGAGCACGATTTCAATGCACGTAACGGCAAACCACGCATCCGAAATGGGGAAGGAAGTGAACCCTCATAAGTGCGACTATCCGGATTGCGGCAAGTCGTTCCCGATTAAAACAAGATTATTCCATCATATCAAGAACCACCACCAAGTAGAGAGTTTATGCTGCCCTTTTCCTAATTGTGAATACATGGATTCCAAGAATAAGGCAACATTGTATACCCATTACGTGCGAAAGCATATGAATTACGAGACTATGTGCTCAGGAACTGTTTGCAACACGTGTAACAGTGATAAGAACACCGGAATTATTTATCATTTAGCCACTTGCCATCCGGCGTCGCCGTTTTGTAAAGTTATAAATATTATATAAATTGTATATTTTGTATTAAAAAATTTAATTAATTAATGAAACTTTTTTCATGTTATAATCACAAAAATCAAATATATTTCATAATTATATTGAAATCATGAAATATCTTGGTGGAAAACAACGCTTAGGCAAACATATTGCACCCATCTTGAAAGACATTTGGGCTACATATGAGAGCCTTTTTTCAACATCATTTGAAGCCTATTTAGAGCCTTTTTGCGGCTCACTTGGCGTTTTAAAGAATATGACGGATGTCACAGATGTCTCTATTTTAGCAAATGATTATCATCCGGATTTAATCCAGATGTGGCAGGAAGTCAAAGCTGGCACATTTGTGTCTCCTGCGAGTGTATCAGAGGAGGAATATAATGCCGCAAAATTGTTACCAAGTCCAAGTGCTTTAAAATCGTTCATTGGCTTCGGTATGAGCTTCGGTGGCCGTTTTTTTGGTGCTTATTCGCAGAAATATTTGAATGATAAACCGGAGGATTTCTGTAAGGAAATGACAAATAGTTTGAAGCGAATTGGACCTGTAATTCAGAATGTTACATTTTCCAATAAAGAGTATCAGGAACTAACACCAAAAAATACGTTTGTCTATTGTGACCCTCCTTATGCTTTCAGTAAGTATCCGATTAAATACAGAAGAGCGACCAAAAAATACGATGTATTTGACAATTCAAAGTTTTGGGAACTAATGCGGGAGTGGAGTAAGACAAATTTAGTAGTCGTATCGGAAGTAACAGCACCTCCAGATTTTGTCAATGTCTGGGAGCAGGAGCGCTATAGAAGTGCTGCACAAAGCAAGAAGACTCGTTTCTGTGAAAAATCGGAAACCGAATCAAAAACGCACAATATGGAAAAACTATATATACATGAATCTATTGCGTCCAAGTTGTTTCCTTTAACTGAAGCAAAACCAGAGGAGAAATAATGTCTTAGTAAAATAAAATATATATATATTGTTTTTATTTTATACATTTAACCACTAATTAATTTGTTACTTATAATACCTTATACAAGTGAAAGAAAGTCGTCCAATGATATAATTTGTATCGGTTTTGCCAGAGTTTTATTTAGTTCCTGAGCCTTATCCAATTTGCCAGAACTTTCAGTTACTGATTTTGCTACCAATATATCTGTGTTTTTTGACACTGATGACCCAAATTTAGCACCAACTGCCTTGACCTTATCTTCTATGACCTTCTCTGTAAGCCCTGTGACGACAATTGTCTTTCCATTGAATGGATGATTTGCTTGCACTGGAACTGTTACCTTAGGAGCAGATAAAATCTTGCCTTCTAATCCTGTATCTTTTAAAAACATGATAAAGTCGGGTATTTTCTCTACAAATGCGGTTGCTGTTTTAACAGCCATACCTTTAATATCTGTGATTTTTTGTATTTTTACAGCATCAGATTCATTGGATAACAAAATACCCGGTTCAGCATCCATAATAAGTGTCAATCTAGCCTCACTAAAACCGTGCCCGAATACATTTGAACTAGACATAATGGTTATAAGTGACGCCTTTTCAAGCTTATCTTTGATACCCGTGTATATCTTTGCTGCCATTTTCTTTTGGAAACCATCCACTTTCAATAAATCTTGTTCCGACATTTGAATAATCTTACCAACTGTGTCATAACCGGCACTAATAATTTTGACAACATTTCCCGCACCAAGACCATCCACTTCAATACCTTTGAAGAAACCTGTAATATTCTTCTCTTTCACTGTTGAGTCCTCTCCCGCGTTCTCAAGCATAACATCTACGTGTGTTGCATTCCACACATAAGGAACCAATGGCATTTTGGGTTCAGGAGCTGGCACCGTAACTGCTCTAATATGCGGTATCACATCACCACTGCGAATAAGCTCAATGGTTGCGCCAATACCAACCTTGTGATTCAAAATAAACGCGCCATTAAATCCAGTAGCATACTCAATTTGAACACCTCCAAGGTGAATTGGTTCTATTTGTACACGCGGTTTCAATAATCCGTCTTTACTAGGTGTCCAAATAACATCAACAACCTTAGCTTCAGCCATTTGGTCTGATAAAACCATCTTGAATGCGAATGCGTGGTCGGGGTTTCCAGACGTTCTCGGATAAACAGCATCGTTAGTGACAATAACGCCATCTATTTCGTATAGATAGTTTGTTCTCCAATCAACAAGCAGTTCAGATAATAATTCATTGGTTAAGGTAGTTTCAGTCTTATATAAGACACGCTCCACATTAACAGTGCCAAGAAATTCCATTTGCTTTGATGGCTCAAGACCTAATGGTATAATTGTTTCATATGCGACAAAATGGATGTCTTTAATTGTCTCGTTTATTGTTTTGTGATTAATAATTCCAGCAACCATATTTCTAGGGTTAGCAAATTTGTCCTTGTATTTTTCTTCAAACACAGCTTTTGGAATGATAAACTCGCCGCGAATTGCGAGACCTTGTGTTTTTGGCAATTTCAAATGTGGTATCAAATAACTAATATCTTGACCAACTATTCCATTTCCTCTTGTATATAACTTCGGCTGCGCACCTTCCGTTGTATAAAGACCAGACACGCCGTCCAATTTACATGATAATACATAAGGTCCTTGGTATTTTTTTGACCATTCACTGAGCGCCCCCGTATCGGGTTTAATTTTTTCCATAGATGCCATTTCATAAGGCAATTGCGCTTTATTACGTAAAACTTCGGCACCAATTTCAGTTATAGCGGCGTTTGACGGAAATTTATTGTTTGTGTATTCCTTGACAATATCATATTGATTGTCTGTAATAACAGGTTCAAAATTGTAATAAACTTTGCTTGAAAAACGAATCATATCAGTAAGCATTTTCTCATTCAGTGCTGCCAATACCGAAATACCTTCGTGTTTAAAACGCTCCAAATTTGCAACAATTTCTGGACTAATTTGCTCTTGAATTTGCTGTAATGCTTTAGTAGCAACAGATGCTTCTATTTTAGCCTTTGGTTCTTCTTTTTCTTCAACCAATTCAACTGCCGGTTTCTTCTTTCGTGTGACTTTTTTATTTCCCTTCTCTGGTTTTTGGTCCTTCACTAATGTAGGGACAAGTTCATGCGTCTCAATTATATTTGATATAGCAGTAACTGGTTCCTTCACTAATGTAGGCGCAACAATCTGTGTATTTGTCACTACAATCGGCAAAACAGCTCGCCCATCCACCCGCTCCACGGGCGTCTTATACACCAGCTTCAAAAAGGCAAATATTGCCTGTTCGTTTTCAAATGGTTGGTCCACTTTATTTCCTTTAATCTTATTTTCCATCAAACTGATACCATGCTCATTCAATGTATATCCTTTTTCCACTGCTTTTTGACGCATTACGGTGTTAAATGCCTTGCTACCAGTGAAATATAGGATTGCAAATGGAAATTCTTCTGGTGGAGAATATAAGAAGTCAACACGGCGCGCAACATGATTTCCAGGCAACTTAGCAATTACAAGTGTCTTTGATAAGCCTCTAGATAAGACATTGATAATTACCTTTTGTTTAATTAGTTCGTCTATGAAGTTCTTGTAAACAGTACCTGAATTGCTTGTAATAATAACATCAATATCACCTGATGTTTGAGCACCGCGTCTATAAGAACCAACAATTTCATATTTGGAGTCTGGGTCTTTTGTAAAAGCTGTGCGAAATATTTGTTCATATTCTTCTATTTCTGACCTGGGAATGCGCTCTAAAATTTGCTCGTAATATTTGAGCCCAACCTTCTGAATATCATTTAATAATTCGTCTTGTCTAGCTCTTAATTCTTCTATTGTTGTAATACCTTTTTCTACTAATTCCTTTGCCTTTTTGGGACCTATACCGTAAACATCGGCGAGAATATTGACTGGATTTGTCTTTTCTCTTTCCAAAACTCTGAGTGTACCTGTTTGGACATATTCATTTAATTTCTCCATAATTGTGTCGCCAATTCCAGGTAAACCTTTCAATTGAGCTGGATTCGTAATGTCTTCAGAATATGACATAATGGTTTCCTGTGCTTTCTGATATGCTCTGGCCCTAAATGGCTCACCTTGTTTCAACATAATATTACTTAGTTTGTCAAGAATATCAATAAATTCTTCATTGTATTTTTTTCCTGTTTGATTTAAAGTTTGTTCGGTCATTGTTACTTGGTTTTGTTGAGGTATCTTTAAATTTCTTTTCTTAGAAACTTTTGGTTTTGATTTTGGAATTATGATTTCTTCAATTGGTTCTTGTATTTTACTTATGCCTTCTAATTTATGCTGTTCTGTTGAAATTGGATAAGTATTAATCAATTCTTTTTCCTTTTTATTTTTTCTAGTTTTCTTTGTTTTTTCTACCTTTGTTTTTTCTACCTTTGTTTTTTCTACCTTTGTTTTTTCTACCTTTGTTTTTTCTACTTTTGGTTTTGTCTTTCTAGTTTTTTTATTCTCTTCAATAATAATTATTTTAGGTCTTTGTTTTTTTGTTAGTTTAACCTTTGTTTTTATTGCTGATTCTATTTGTTTTCTTAATGGACTATCTGGTGATATCATTCCTAAATTTGATATTGGTTTTGCTTCGTTTAGAAATTTATTTAATATATTTGACATTTATATTATTCAAATATAATTATCTTTGTGAGAAACCAAATAGTTTATTCATGTTTGATGATGGACCTGGAGCAAAATTTATGTTTGAATTTGGCATTACAAGTTTAGTAGATTTCATTTGTTTTATTTTATGTTTTTGTATAATATCTTTTATCAACATATCTCTGTATTCCAATGGAGTCATTGGTCGCTGTGTTTGTTCTTGTGCGCCGTATTCATTATTTTGAAAATATTTATTATATATGTAACTATTTTGAATTGGATTATGGGCAGATGTATTAGGTGTCTTTTGTATAGTCGGTGTCTTTTGTATAGTCGGTGTCTTTTGTATAGCCGGTGTCTTTTGTACATTTGGTATAGATTGTTGTCCATCTAACAAATGTAATTTTCCATTAGATACAAACATGCCCATTTTGTTTAAAATATCATCATATGATATTTGAGGTTTAGGAGCTGGTACTTGTGGTCTTACCATTCTTGCCTTTACACCTGAAACCATTGGTTTTATATTTTGATTTTGATTTTGATTTTGATTTTGATTTTGATAAGACGGAATTTGTTCTTCAAACTGAACCGTTTTTTTAATTACCTTCGTCATTTTAGGTGGTATATTTTCAGGTATTTGTTCATAATTATAATTATCATTTTCTGATATATATAATTCCATTATATCAAGACTCAATATTTTATATTTTGAATTATATCCAAAAAAAAATAAAATAATAATATAAATGCCAAGACAAACTTTGAAAAGGATACGAAAAATAAATGTAAAAAGTAGACGTAGAGGCTTAAAAAGAAAATCTTTGAAAATACAAAATCAAAAACCAAAGGTTTTAATTATAAATAATGGACAAATGACAACAACAACAACAACTGGCAATAAAACACAGCAAAGAGATGTTAATTGGAATGGCAAGTATGATGGGAAAAATGCAACAATTCACGCTAAAATAAGTGGTGATGGGAAAACAGAAGAATTCAATAAAACATTAAATGAACAAGATATTAGAAATTTGTTAGCATTACCAATGAAAAATGACACATTAGATGAGCGTTTAATGGGTGATTGGCCTACTTCTATAGATACAAATGAAAATAAAATGTTGTTTCCCGATGAACCGATGGAAACAAGAAAATTTACAGTTATCATATAATTTTTTAATAATAATCCATTTCAAAAAAATTGATTTATATTTTTAAATACTAATTTAAAGATATAAACATAAATACTACTACTATTAAAATGTCTGATTCAAATACTACTTTACAACTTATTAACAGAGAAATTCGCGACAATCATATTCGCTTCTATGCTCGCGGTCATAAATACGAGATTTTAAGTGACTTAAGGTCTAAATATACTTCTGTAACTACCTGGAACAAGTCTCATTTCCCCAAATTTGACGCCGATGCCGTGATTGCGAATATTATGCGCGGCAAGAATTGGAACCCTGATAATAAATATTGGGGTCAAACTCCTGAGCAAATCAAGGCGTCATGGTTCACATCTGGTGCTTCTGTTGCCGATGCCGGGACGAATTTGCACGAGCAAATAGAGCATTTTATGAATAATAACGTTTTGGAACCCGGATACAATCATCAGCAATTATTAGAGCATTACAGGTCTTTAGAAGACGTTGTTATTAGAGGCCCTGAGTGGCAATTCTTCTTGAAATTTGTTGAGGACCACCCTAGTTTCAAACCATATAGAACTGAATGGATGATTTTTGACGAAGATGTGAAACTGGCGGGTTCTATTGATATGGTATACGAGAATCCCGATGGAACATTATCTATTTATGACTGGAAGCGAGCAAAGGAAATTACAAAAGATAATAATTGGAATAAATTTGCGTTAAATCCGATTATTGGTAAAATGCCGGATACTAATTTCTGGCACTATTCGCTCCAATTGAACACATACAGACACATATTAGAGACAAAATATGGTAAGAAGGTTACAAATTTGTGTCTTGTTAGAATTCATCCGGACCATCCCGAGCAAACCTATGAACTGCTACCAGTACCTATTTTGACTAATGAAATGGAGGAATTGTTTGCCGAATTAAAAAAGAAGGAGCAATAATTAATATAAAAACAAAATATTTATAAACGGTTTAAATATAAATATTTAAAATACTATAAATAGAAACTAGGATGATAACTATATTAAAAATCGTAAACACTTTATTCTTGATTTATTTATTTGCAAATGATAAAACAAGAACTGAAATAATAATAAATATAAAAAAACTTGGTTGTTTTTTAATGAGAGAAATAGATGATGGTTTTAAAAGACAAGATGAGTTTTTAGAGTTTTTGGTTAAGGGACACAAAGAAGAAGAAAAGATGGAAGAAGTAGTAAGAGAAGAGGAAGTAAGTTCTAGCGAAGCAAAAGAACAAGAAATAAGAGAAGCAGTTGTAAAGGTAGAAGAAAAATTTGAAGACAAATATTTACAGAAATTCAAGGCATTCAAAAATGAGTATTCATTTACTGAGAATGAATTGAAAATAGAGCAAGAAAAATATGAAGAGTTGAAGACTGTATTTACAAATAATAAGGCAAAGGAAATTGAAGATATCACCTGGAAAATTACTAAATTGCAGCGTATTCTGAATTGCGTTACATTTGATGAAAATGGAAAAATGATTGATGTTAGTGAAAATGGTACTCGGCTCTTAACCAGATATTATGACATTGAAGAAGAATATGAGGACAATCCGGATAATTATATGTTATCAGATTTGTTTGGCGAATTATCTGAAATCTTGACTGAAACGCAGCAAAAATTAAAAGAACAAGAAGACCAGATTGTAAGTGACAGCGATTTTAAGGAGCAGGCGTATCAATATATGCTTAAAAACAAGTTGGATGGGTATATAAATAATTATATAAATGAGATGACTCCACTTGGTAACGTGTATATGCGCTATAATAACAGCAAGAAATCGTTTGAATATTACAGTAATAACACAATTCCTTACCGATATTTGGAGCCAGTTGGGCGTAAATTTGTGCTAACTTATTTCTGCAAGCCGTTATTTATTGACATTGAGGATGAACTTAAAAAAGCTCAAGTTAAAAAAGATGATAAAAAGGCTGAAGAAAAGGATAGAAAAGAGAATGATAAAAATGGAAATGATAGAAAGGATGTCTTTGCTAAAATGAAATCATATAATAATACAACTCAAGAAATGTCAAAAATGGGTAAACAAAATGTATTGCCTCCACAAATAAAGGCAAATTTGCCAAATGTAAATACATCAAGTGGTGCCGATGATATGTTATTAAAAGAAAATTCAAACAGATATACGTGGGAGGGACGCCTAGCAAATATGAATTTGCTGAAAAAGGTGGATAGAAAGACAGTTGATAAAACATACGCAATGTCGTTCGCAGAATTCAAACGATTAAGACAACAACAAATTAACTAGGAATTGATTTTCTAGTTTTTAACCAGTCATTATAGCCATTACTTTTAACAACATTGAATGACGAACCTAGATGATTGTAGGCAATTTTATAGGCCTTCTTTTCTATTTGAGATAGATGACTAATGTATTCAATGATGGCGGCCTGCGTATCGTCATCATAATTTTCAAAGTTATTGGGAAGCGGTAGTTCGGATATGTCCATTTTAAGTGTAATATAATATTATAATATAGACTATAATATTATATTATAAATCAATTTTATTTATTTCATATAACAAATATTTGGCTGGTTATTTCCGAAATAAGTTACCGAGCAGACAATTCTGCTATTTGTCATTTTTACTTCACTTTTATTCATCATATTTGTTAGTTGTGTATCTATTTGATATCCATTTGAAGATAAAAATGAATACAAATCGGGTATTTCATTGGGTGTCATGTAGTTGCACCCTTTTTTGCCACAATTATACTGTTGAAAAGGGTTTATTAATACTAGACCACATTGCGGTATTTGATTACACGGTCCTCCTGTTTGAAATGGTGACAATCGTGGTAACTGTAATTGTCTTACAAATGAATTTAATGGGCCATCCGGCACTACATTGACCATCAATATATTTTTATAACACTGATTATCCAATGACATTTTATCTAAATACGGCTGTGTTGTAATTGTAAATGTTCTAGGAAAACTCATTTTATAATAGAATAGGATATAAAATATAAAAAAATTGAAATTTTAAATGCTTATGGAAATATTGGTATAAATATATTATAACCTTAATTTTAAACTTAACTTATTTAGAAAATGTCTGCTTTATTAGAAACCGAGAACCAATATAAAAGACACGAGCCGCTATCCGACGATGATATTGAGATTGTTGAGAAAATCATTAGTAGAATAGACCACACCATTTATCGTTTCAAATTCACAGGGGATTTTATGGAGGAGCTCTATAAGTTCTCCAAAATCCATCAATATGACCACCGTAAGGATTTCAAAGAGGCGTGGACTAAATGGACAGAGGAAAACTCGGACATCATTTCCAATGAAACGGAGAGATTGCTCGCGCTCGGATACAAAAATGAAGACAATATTGACGACAAGATGTTCAAGAGCGCGCGCTATTATTTCAGAAAGAAGAGCCCTGTGAAGCCCGAGCCAAAACAACGCAGACAGTATATCAGCGTGGACCAGGAATTGTTGTCGGCAATAGACCGACACATTGTTGTTAACAACGAATGCAAGCCCGAGACGGCGTTTATTATGTTTTGTAAAGAAAATGAGGAGATTTTGAGGCAATCTATAGGGCAAATTTTTACACAAGGCATAAATGATACGCAATTAATCCAAGCAAAGATTAAGAAAACATATAAGAATCGCTATTTCCTGCTTGTAAAACAATCTAACAAATAAACCAATCAACCAATATAAAACAATCTAACAAATAAACTAAATAAAAACATATATTTATATTTAATTAATTAATAACAAATGAACAAATGTGTCTATTTTTTCATGGATGAAGATAATCATAAGGAAACGGGAAAAGCATTAGTATCCAGATATGTCAAAAAGAATTTGTTAGGTAAAAACGAAATAGACATTTTACTAAGGCTTAAACAGTTGCCTGAATGTAACAAATTTTTTCACGTTTGTGAAACAATCGAAGACGTTAAAATTGCCGAATTGGGTACAAATGCATACAATTTACAGTCAGTAAATTTCATAAAAGATGACCATAGTATGCTACTACGATACAAGGACCAAAAGTTGTTATATTTGGATGGTTTTCTTTCTTCTTTAAGTTGTTCCAGGAAATATATACTTCTACTCATAGACTTTTACCGACGACTATTGTCTAATATTCATTTGTTAGTTAGTAGCAATATTATACATAACAATATTGGATTTAAATCAATCGTTGTAAATAGTTTTGAATTACCTATACTAACAAATTTCAGACTTGCTTTGGATTTAACTAAAGCTGGTAAAATGGGTTTTTGTAAAGAGGTTTTTACACAGTATATTCCTGGTCATATTTATTGGCCCCCTGAAATTCATCTATTAAGTTACATTATAACTAACAAATTGAGCAGTTTATCACTGAATAATTTAGAAACGGTTTTTCACGATATTTCACATAATACAAAGGTGAGAAATGATGCCGTTGCATATTTTGCCAAATATGTGAATATGAATTGCGACCACATTATAGAAGAATTACTACGTTTTAGTGGCACGTGGGACCAGTATGCGCTTGGACAATGCTATTTGAAACTCATTGGGGATTTACAAAAGAACATAAAAACAAGTAATAATTTTGTTGTTATGTTTTTAGAATTGTTGCAAGAGACAGTTGAATTGGTGCCGTCAAGACGTCCATTGGTGTCTAAAATGATGAATAAATATCGGCAATTATTAGACAATGCGGATATAAATCAACTGTATTCATTGTTTTCTTACACGCTTAACGGCGTCTAGACCCACGTCTCTTTTTGGAGCCACCACACGGCCAGCAAATACCACCACCTCTCTTTCTTCTGGAACCACCAGCAATTGCAGGTGTTATAGGGTTTCCACCAAGTGTTACTGGTGGAAATGATATTGGATGATTTCCACCTCTCATTCTTCTGGACTTACCAGCAATCATAGGTACTGGTCCTGGGTGATTTCCACCTCTCATTCTTCTAGAACCACCAGCAATTGCAGGTGCCATCGAATTAGAATGGTCAGCACTACCCTCATTAGTAGCAAATGGTTTAAATGCTTCAACAGCACCACCTCTTTGCCACTCACTCTTTCTCTTGGACGCACGCTTCATCGCCTCGGGGTAAGTAATCTTCTCCTCGTGTTGAACCTTTCTCACAAACTTGCGCCACGACGCGAGCACTGGATTCTCCTTTCTCTTCTTGGTGCCTTTGCCACCCTTCTTGTGACGGCGACCGCCCTTTGATAATTCTTTACTTACTTGAGTATCGGCTAAGGCAAATTCATCTTCTTCTCCTTCAGGTTCCATTCTGTTTTCCATTTTTATTATACTATATCCGCATATAATATTTTAAAAATTGAATTAAAAATTCCTTAATAATTTCCTCATATAAAAATATTAATGGGAAATTATTTCAATAAAATGTCAAATAAAGTCAGAGACGAATCATTTTCAATTGACCTGCCGTTGTCAAACATTGTTTTGACGCGATATTTATATTTAAAAGACGAAGTCAAATTAGCCTTCCTAGTAAGTCTCCTAAATAAAAGCGACGACGCTATATTCTGGGCATACGAATTATATTACAGCGGCTTCAAAATGGAGTTTTATGACTACATTTGGAAGATATATTACGACTTCTTTGCTACACTTAATCCCAGCTTTGAACAATACCTAAATAAAATGCTTAAATGTAATAATAAATGTAATAATGAAACAGATGATAAACTTGTTAGTACGATTGTCCAGGACCTGCTAATACGACCGTTCAATACGGATATATTCTTCTTACGCACAATTTGTAGCCTGTTTGAAATAGAATGTAATCTTATTACAATAAATCCAGGAACCAAAACAAATATAAACAAACCGGCCCTTTCTACATCTATTTTATATGAGCAACTAACAAAATGGATAGACGATAAGGATTTCAAAAGTATTGCGCAATATATCTTAAATATTGTTACACTGGATACTTCTGATAAGATTTTGTATTCCATTTATAGCGCCGCAATTGATGTATTTGCTGATGGATTCAAGGTCAAATTGTCTAAAACAAAGTTTCTAAAGGAATTCAGTGTCGCACAAGAGAGGCTGAACAATGACAGTAATCTGATAAAGATGATTTATGATAAAAAGGTTCTGCTGTTAACCAAAATTATGACACTGTTTTCGCTAAAAGAGAAGCTGGTTAAGGGTAAGAATTTCTATATTGTTGTAGAACCAGAGTCTATTATACAATATGAAACAATAGAAGCAACAAATACTAGCTTAAAAGGCGATGTAAATCATTACAAGGTTTTAGATGTAGCGCGCATTTGCGGGATAGATGACCTGAAATATTTGTCGCTATTTCGGTTGGAGCGCGACACCTTAAAAGGCGATATGTTAAAGGAACGGTATTTTGATAACTGGCTATATCACGCATCATTTTCGCCAGTATGGTTCAATCGTATAAAAAAATACAGAGGATATGTTGATTATATAAAAATGACCGTTGAATTTGTAGACGAAGACTTGATGCAAATGTTTTATTTGAAATACGGTTACGAACCAGATGAACAGAGTCAAAATACGACAGATAAATGTTTGAAAATTGATAAAGGTGTAAATTGGACAACATTTCATAATAATTTTAAGGCAAATTGCCTGTTTTTAATAGATGAAGACTTTATAGAGGAGCTTAATAATGATAAACTACGTTATCCGATGTAAATGAATATTTTACCAATTTATTCTGTATTGGTCGCAGCAATTTTTATTACCTTTCGTAATATT